TTTTATCTAGAAAAAATATAGAAATCAATAGCTTTTAAAAAAAAGATGATTCCGAAATAAACGAAAAAGGAAATGATCAGCGTGGCGAGAATGAAAAAGATTATTAACATTTAATTTATTCGACTCCTCCACTTTTGAAAATCTTGGAGAGGATATTTACAATCTTCATAGTGATCAGAATATTCAATCATTGACTCAATTACTTCGTCAAGAGCAGACGCACGACCTTATTTTTATCTCTGAACTTTTTGAACTCTTTGATTTCTTTAGTGTTGTTCATAGGGTAGGTGGTTAAAAGGAAAGAGTAAATATTCAATTATTTAAATACTTACTTTTTTCTTTTTTGCTCCCTCATCCCTCAAAGATAACTAAAAGTTTAAACAGGTTCGTTGAAACAAAACTCGTGAGAGTAGTTTTAAAACGATTCTGTCTGCTGTAAAGCAGTTTTCTCGAGAATCAGCTGTCAGTTTTGTGGACTGAATAAGAAAGCAAAATTGCTACCTCAATTCAACGCACAAAAAAAACCGATACTTTGTGCAATGGGCTTTGCGTGAAAGGATTGTTTAAATCCACCCACTGCACAGAATATCGGTAATGTAAATTTATCTTTCACGCACCAGAATTGTAAAGCATAAAAAAACAAAATGCAAGTGTGCTACAATGCAAATGAATTGAGACCAACTCTCACAAATCTCGCCACTCTCCTTCGGGCGCAATTCTCGGCTACTGCTGTGAAAAGAATCATCGTGGGACAAGACAATGAGCCTAAAATAGCAGACCTTCCGCAGATTCAGCTAATTCCAGAGTCAACTAATGTCGCTCTCTCAGGCACTGCCAAAGACATTCAAACACGCAATATTAGAATACGAGCAATAGTAAGCGTCAAGGCGAATTTAAATCAGACTGCCGGCGGATTGGACACGGTCAGCTCAATGCTCGCAGTAGTAGATCTGATGGAAAAGAAAGAAAGCAGCGGAGCATTCTCAACTGCGAGTATTTTAGGAGTTTTGCGAAATAATCCGACTGTAAACGATCAGCAATTATTCGTGGACGATATGAGCGTGGATTATTCCAACCTAGAAAATCTCGGCTTTCCAAACGCCACCGCCGAAATGAGTTGCGTATTCACATCGCGCAATTTGACAAAATAATTAAATAACAATTACAATACAGCCGATGAATGAAACAATCGAAGGATTCAGAATCGTCAAAGAAAAGCGTGGGGACACTGAGGTGGTCACTCTCGTTCGCGAAGATGGTGCGGAAGGGGGAGAAGGAAGCGAAAGCAAAAAAACGCTAGTTAAAAAACTTAAAAAAACTAGCACATGACCCAAATAAGCCCCTACTCAAAAGTCGGTTATCTTGCCGTAAGAAAAGAAACCACTGAAGCGACTCCGCTCACGCCGAATGTATATCTCGAGCTTTTGTCAGAGGACATAGTCGTCAACTACACTCGCCAGCCAGTCCAACCGGTCGCCGGCAAAATAGATATGCGGCTGAGGAGTGTAATTGATAAGTGTACGGTAACCGGAACAATCACAGTCACAATCGATCCGAAAAACATCGGTTACTTTTTATCAAACTTCTTCGGTGCGCCTTCAACAAAAACAATTAGCGCGGCAGGTGGAGTTTATGAACATACTTTCACACCATCTGAAACTCCGCAGACTTTCACTTTTGATGTGAAGCCGGCAGGCAACACTTTGGTAAAAAGATATTTTGGAGTGAAAATAACGAATCTCGAAATCAGCCAGACTGATAATAAGATGCAGGCGGTAATCACGATCAACGCAAGACGAGCATTCACCGAAGCGCGAGTGACAACGGCTACAGTCGGAGCTACTAAACATTATGTGGATCAGACGACAGGTTTGACTACAAGTGATGTAGTCGAATTCCGCCGCCGATCCGATCCGAGCAATGTGAGAAACACTTCCTCAATCGCAAGCATCACAAGCGAAACGATACTTGTGGTGGGAGCTGCCGCGACAGCATCTCTCAGCGACTTCATCACAATCAGAAAATCCGCTCAGCTCTACACTCTTTCAAAAGATATGGTTTGGGTCGGTAAATCGACTTATGGCGACGGAAATGACATAGACAATACTTCCGCCAACGATACCGAAGATGCAACTTTCGCATTCACTCGAGAAGCTGAGGAACGGCATACTGCCAGTGGTAAAGATTTAATCAATCGATTCCCGACTAAAATATTACTCAAAGGATTCAGTGCGAATGGTTCATTCCAGCACTACTACGCCTCTCCTAAATACAGTGAGCGAATGCGACAGGGAGAAAAGACAGCCCTCCGGCTCGAATCGTGCGGTGTGGCACTCGATACCAACTCGGCTCAGACAGCGGGGCTGCTCATCGGAACGGGAGCGGCTGCTAACGCGGTGCGTTGTACTTCTTCGGTGACAAGCGATACTTCGAATAATCTCAATGTGAGAATTATCAATGCGGTAGGCGATACTCTCGCGGCTGAAAAGACTGGCAACAATATCATCGTCAGGCGCGCTAGCACGACCACGACAAAGAATACTGCCACTCTCGTGGCAAGTGCGATCAACGCTCTCTCAGGGGTCACAGCGGCGGCAGACGGAGCAGGTACAGGCGAGGTGGCATTATTCAGCAAGACTAACTTCGGATCAGGCACGAACCGCATCGGCAGAAAAGCAAATGAAACTGAAAGGCTCAAGATTGATATTCCCGATGCAAGATTCCAACCATTCGGCTCGAATAACAGCGAGGATAATATCATCCAAGAGGAAATCTCTTTTGACGCGCAATACGATACGCTTTCAGGATTCACAACTAAAGTCGCTCTCAGAAATGATGTGTCGAGCTACGCATAAAATAAATTAAATACTTTTTAGGCAGAGACGCGGGCAGTTTACGAGCGTTTTCTGTCCGCTTCCCTACTTAAAAAAACGCCATGAGTAAAACACTTTTCGTTGACATCGAACCTCAAAGAATAAAGATTGATGAAGATTTTTGGGTAGATGTTCCAAAAGAGATGAGCTATGGAATGGCAGAATCGTTTTTTGGAAATGAAAATAAAATGGAAGCTGCAAAACAAATGTTGGTCAAAGCAATTCTCAAGTGGAATATCACCGAAGAAAGTGGTGATGTGGCAGAGATAAATGAAGAAAATATAAAGAGGTTGCCAGCATCGGTAGTAACAAAAATTCTTGATTGCATTACCGCTAAACTTGAAGTTCCAAAAAAAAAATCGTCAACATCAAGCGAGCAATCAAAGGAAATCTAATTGCGCTAAAAGACAAGGAAACCAACCTCGCACTTACTGATTATTTGATGAGTGAAAAATTTGGACTGGATTGGAAAAAGCATGGATTGAAAAGAATGGCTGAATTCGCTATTATGCTTGAGGAATCAAGCAAGCATGGTAAATCAAAATCTTAATGTTCTCGTAACGCTCAAATCAGCAGCGGCAGCAGCGGGATTGGCTCAGTTGGGGACAGGTGTCAGCAATCTCAGACAAAATTTTAACAAGTTGGGTTTGGCTGCCGGATTGGTTGTCGGTGTTTTAGGTGCGAAAGTTATTCAAACTGCGATCGCGTGGGAGAGTGGATTCGCCGGAGTGAAGAAGACTGTCGATGCAACCGCTAAAGAGTTCGCAGTTTTGGAGAAACAATTTCTAGCTTTGACAAAAAGGCTTCCGGTTGCTTCTGCTGATATTTTAAAAATTGGAGAACTGGCTGGACAACTCGGAGTGAAGAAAAAGGACATTATCGCGTTTACCGAAACTATTGCCAAACTCGCTGTCACTACGAATCTTACTGCTGAATCTGCCAGTTTGGATTTCGCAAGATTCGCGAATATTCTTCAATATCCGATTGATGAGATTGATAAACTCGGATCAGTATTGGTAGATTTAGGAAATAATGCTGCTACGACCGAATCAGATATTTTGCAAGCCGCAAAAGAAATGGCTGGTGTTGGTAAAATTGCTGGATTCTCAGGTCAAAAGATTTTAGGTATTGCTTCGGCGTTTAGTTCTGTTGGTATTGAAGCTCAAGTTGCTGGATCGAGTTTTCAAAAAGCAGTTTTAAAAATTCACGAAGCGGCAGCCACAGGAGAAAGTTCGGTTGCCGGTTTTGCAGCAGTAGCAGGTCTTGGAGCAAAAGAATTTAGAGAACTTTGGAAAACAGATGCCGCCGAAGGATTTAGATTATTCGTGCAGGGTCTGGGGGAACAGGGGGATCAAGCAGCTATTACTATCGGTGATTTGATCGGTGATGATGTGCGACTAAAAAAGGCATTCCTTTCTGTTGCCGCTGCTGGCGACCTGATGACGGAGCAAATGGCAATCGCTGGAATTGCTTTTGATGAAAACTCCGCACTCGCAGAAGAAGCTAGCAAAAGATTCGAAACAACTGAATCAAAATTGATTCTTTTAAAAAATGCTTTTACGGCGATGTTTTCAGAAGATGCAACTGACAGACTTGGAGGATTTAGAAGTGCGATTGAGTCTTTGACAGATACAATTAATGAAAACGAGACTGGGGTTAATGGATTGTTCGCGATAATGGGACTATTCTTCAAAGCAGTTGAAGGTTGGATTTTAATCATTGAGGTTTGGGACAGGGTCACGACAAAAATAGCAGACACCATTGGAGCTTTAGTTGTCAAAGTTCAAAGTGCAACGAGTGCATTAAAAGCATTTCTTGGTGTTTCTGGAGAAGCATCCAACGCTCCTTTCATTGGTCCAACTCTCGGAATTGGAAATAATCCTTTTGCAAATACTTCTCATTTTGCGCAAGGTGGAATGGTTCCTAGATTTGCCGGTGGTGGAATGTCCGGTGATACCGTCCCAGCGATGCTCACTCCCGGCGAGGTAATCCTGAATGCGGCGCAACAGAAAAACTTGGCGGGGGGACTCGGAGGAGTGACGATAAACTTTAGTGGAGTTTTCGGCAAAGACGCGGCGGAAGAAATAGGGGACATGATAATCGGTCGCCTAAACCTCCATGCTGCTACATGATATACACAATAATCGCCGGCACCGACCGAACCGCTGACATCGAGCGCGGCTCGCTAAAAAAAAACGATGAGCTGCAAGAGCGCGCTGATACCGCTTCTTTAAGATTAATCGCAGGAGCGCGCCCATCTCAAAATCAAGAGGTCAAGATTTTTGATGGTGATTTGATAGTGAGCCTCGCCGGAACTGCTCTCGTGATCGGAGGCGACTACACTCAATACGGAAAGTTCCGCGCCGGAGATGAAATCTGGCTGGGGCTGGGAGAAAGCACGGAGGAGAAGGTCACGATTGCCTCAATCAGCGGAGCTGCAATCACACTCACTGCCGCGGCAGTAAGCGCACACGCAGCCGGTGAAAAGATGGGGCGCAAGATTTTCGGTGGGACAGTCCAACGGGTCGATGATGAAAACCGCCACTCCCTCGCAAATATTATACAATCAATCGAATGCACTGACTACACGAAAATTTTTGATAAAAAACTCGTAAATGATAGCTGGAAAGACAGAAGCACAAAGTACATCATCGTCGATTTTTTGAACACTTTTATAAATTACAACGCGCTGATTGATGCGATGGAATACGCCACGAATGGTGCGATACAGACGGAATGGATCGAGAGCGGGGATGGGACAAATCCCACAACTGATTCTTCGGACTACAAAGAAGGGGACTACGCCGGCGTTTTCCCGTGGACGAACTCAGGAGGAGCAGCAACTTTCTCCGCTACTCCTGCTAGCCAAAACATCGCTGACCTGACAGGAGCAGCCACAGGCGCGCCAGCGAGCGGCGTGGTGGCGTTTTGGTACAAGCAAGCTGATAACACGGCAGTCACCGATATTCGCGTCAGAATCGGCTCAGATTCATCAAATTTTACAGAAGTCACTCTCACGCCGGCAGCAAACAATAGCTGGAACTACGCGCGACTGAACCTAGCAGATGGAGCGGAAACAGGAACGCCGAACTGGAAAGCGGTGGATTACGCGGCAATCGTGGTGAATGAAACAGCGAGCAGCAGCGTGAAGATTGACGGACTGAGAGTGAACGCTACCAACTCTTTCACTTTCGATAATGTGAGTGATGACGGCGTGACTTTCGAGGACTTCCGAGCGGGATATAGAAAGCCGACCGATGTGATGCAAACTCTCGCCGACCAAAACCAGTTTTTCTGGTATATCGACTACGACCGCGACATCCACTTCTTCCCGACCGAAACAAATAATGCGCCTTTTGGATTAACCGCAACCTCAAATAATTTCAATGATTTGAGCATCTCACTCGATGCCAGCAAAATCGTGAATCGTCAAACAGTGCGAGGTGCAACAGAAACATCCTCAACAAAAACTCAACAAGATATTCCGGGAGATGGGACAAAGAGGGAATGGTCTTTGAGAAATAAATTTAGAAATCTCTCGATATTGACCGATACCGGCGGGGGATTCGCAACGCAAAGTGTAGCGATTGAATTTATTTACAGCGACACCGGCAGCTACCGCTACTTTTCAAACTTCAACGCGCAATCGGCAAGATCGGGAGTAAGCACATCCACGCTCGCGAGCGGCAGTGTGATCCGTTTCCGCTATCACGAAATAATCCCAATAATAACGCAGGCAAAAGATAACGCCTCGATCACGGCACTCAAAAGTTTGTTGGGTAATGATGGAATATTCGATGGGCGGACAATCACTGACAAATCGCTCAAGAGCCGTGTCGAAGCGGAAGCGACTGCGACCGCCGAAATCGCTAAATATTCGAATCCAATCATCACTGCAAATTTTTCGACAAATTACGAGGGACTGAGAAGCGGGCAATTGATTAGAATAACTGATTCAACTACCGGAAGAAATATCGACCAAAACTTCGTGATTCAAAAGGTAAAGGTGAGGGCAACATCTGAAGAAGATGGCGTGAACGAATACGATGTGAAATGCGCCTCGACTGTTTTCGGAATAATCGAATTTTTGCAAAAGATAATTCGCGGTAATCAGAATTTGAATATTGATGAAAACGAGGTGATATTCAATACTGAGGTGGCATACGAAGAAGTGAGCGCAACTGAAAGCTGGAGCACTGAGTCGCAGAATATTCAAAGTGAAACAGTGACTGCTACGGAAAGCTGGACTCCGCGAGAAGTGACACCGCCTTTCGTTTGGAAACCTAC